AAGCCCGTCTACGCCTCCGCCTCTTTCGCCTAGGAGCCCCCTGTGCCCCAGATCGACCGTTCACCGGAGGGCCGCCTCCGCACCCTCCACAAGGCGCTCGTCGCCCGCCGGCCCGCCATCGACGAAGTCGAGGCGTGGCGCGACGGCCAGCACCCGCTCGCCTACGCGTCGCCGAAGTTCAAGGAGGCGTTCGGGTCCCTGTTCGGCGAAGGGCTCGCCGACAACTGGTGCGAGGTGGTGGTCACCGCGGTCGAGGAACGGCTCGAGGTGAACGGCTTCCGGGTCGGTGACGAGCCGGCCGCCGACCCGGAAGCCAACGCCATCTGGCAGGCCAACGGTCTCGACGCGCAGAGCCAGCTCGTCCACACCGACGCCGTCACGGCCGGCGAGTCCTACGTCACTGTCTGGTTCGGTGACGACGGCCCCGAGATCACCGCCGAGCATCCCGGCTCGACGATCGTCGCCTACGACCCCCGCCGGCCGTGGCGCCGGTCGGCGGCGCTCCGCACCTACACCGACGAGTGGGGGTTCGAGCACGCCGAGTTGTTCCTCCCCGACGCGGTGCACCGCTGGCGGAACCCGAAGCCGGTGTCCGAGCTCGTCGGCAACGTCGCCTGGGAGCCCGACGGCGACCCGATGGACAACCCGCTCGGCGTCGTTCCCGTCGTGGTGTTCACCAACCAGGCCCGCTCGAAGCGCCCGGACTCGATCACCAAGATGTCCGAGCTCGCCCCCGTCATCCCGATGCAGCGGGCAGCGAACAAGCTCCTCACCGACATGCTCGTGTCGTCCGAGTTCCACGCCGACCCGCAGCGGTGGGCGACCGGCTACCGGATCGAACGGACCGAGACGGGGGAGCCGGTCCCGCCCCGCATCCGCACCGACCGCCTGCTCGTCTCGGAGGACCCGGCCGCCAAGTTCGGCCAGCTCCCCGCAGCGGACCTGAAGAACTACGCCGACGCCATCGCTGTCATCGTCCAGCACATCGCGTCAATCTCCCGGACCCCGCCCCACTACCTCCTGGCGTCGGCCGACCGTCTCAGCGGTGAGAGCATCAAGGCGGCCGAGACCGGCCTCGTCGCCAAGGTGCACCGCAAGCAGCGCCGGTTCGGTGAGGCGTGGGAGGACGTCATCCGGCTTGCCGGCGCCGTCGCCGGCAACCCGGCCCTCGCCGCCGCCCACCAGGCCGAGGTGATCTGGGGGGACGCCGAGACCCGCACCGAAGCGGAGCACGTCGACGCCGTCATGAAGAAGCAGGCGCTCGGCGTGCCGAAGCAGCAGTTGTGGGAGGACCTGGGCTACACGCCGCAGCAGATCGCCCGGTTCGAGGCGATGCTCGCCGAGGACTCCCTCTTCGCTCCGGTGACCGATGACGCCGCCGCCTAAGGCGACGGTCGTCCGGCTCGCTGACCGGCACCGCGACGAGCTCCTCCGGACCCGGAAGGTCGCCGGCGACACGATCCGCCGGGCGGTGACGACCGTCCCGGACAAGGCGACCATCGACACGGTCGCGGACCGGTTCGGGCGCATCGACGACGCCCTAGTACGGCGAACCGTGAACACCACGAACGGTTACCTGGCCCGTGCGTCGGGGATCCGTGCCGCCGCTGACCCGGCCGCGGTCGCCGCGAAGGTCCGGTCCGGGGTCACCGGCGCCGACTCGTTCCGGCGTGCCGCCTACGCCGCGTGGGCCCGGCTCGGCGAAGGCGCCGACTACCAGACCACCCTCGACCAGTTCGTCCGCCGGCTCGTCACCGTCGCCGTCACCGACGCACAGCACGCCGTGAGCCTCACCGCCGGCGCATGGGGTGAAGCGGCCGGCGTCCAGGCGCTCCGCTATCAACGGCACACCGGCGGGAACCCGTGCGGACTCTGCGAGATCGCATCGACTCAGCTCTACCGGGTCGACGAGTTCGACATCCACGAGAACTGCAACTGCACCATGATCCCGCTCGTCGAGGCCGGCCAGATCGACCAGGCGAAAGCCGAGAACCGTGACCGGCTCGAGCAGGCCCGGGCCCGCGGCCTCGAATCGAACGACCCGCGAGTCCTGAAGTCCCTCGACGCCGACGGCGCCGGCCGCCCGCACGTCGCCCACCACGACGAGCTCGGCCCGGTCCTGACCGTCCCCGGCCACAACTTCGCCACCGCAGGCGACCTCGCTGCCTAAACCCTTGACTGGCCGCACGGATTGCGGTATCGTTTCACAACGCTACCGTCGCCACCCGTGGGCGATGGAGGGGCAAGCTCCGATCCAGGGCGATCCTGGATCCCGACGCATGGGAGGCCACCCGCGATGGGTGACACGACCGACACCGACACCACCGAGACCGACGACACGACCGACACCGACACCGGTGACGGCACGACCGACACCGACACCGGTGACGGCACGACCGACGACCTCGGGGACGCCGGGAAGAAGGCCCTCGCCGCCGAGCGGGAGGCCCGCAAGGCAGCCGAGAAGGCCGCCAAGGATGCCGCCGCCGAGCTCGAGGAGCTCCGCAAGGCGGCCATGAGCGACAGCGAGAAGGCTGTCGCCGAGGCACGCGAGGCCGGGCGATCCGAAGCCCTCGCAGCCGCCAACGCCCGCATCGTCCGCGCTGAAGTCCTGGCCGCCGCCACCGGCGTCCTGAAGGACCCGGCCGACGCGATCGGGTTCCTCGACCTCGACCAGTTCACCGTCACCGACTCCGGGGACGTGGACGCCGAGGCCATCAAGTCGGCGATCGACTCGCTGGTGAAGGCCAAGCCCTACCTCTCCCCGGGCCCGACCCCACCGGCCTCCCTCCCCGGCGGTTCCGCGACGGAACCGGCCACGGGATCCAACCCGAACGACTGGCTCCGCTCCGCGCTCCGCGGCTGAGCCCCGCCCTGAAAGGACTCCACCGTGAGCCTCAACCCCATCGTCCGTGGTGACGTCGTCATCCCCGAGGACCTCGCCAAGGACATCGTCAAGTCCGCCACCGAGGCCAGCACCGTCCTGTCGCTCCCGGGCGTGAACGTCCGGCGCATGTCGCGCAAGGAGCACAAGATCCCGGTCTCGTCCACCCTCGCGACCGCTGCATGGGTCGAGGAGGAGGGGACCAAGAGCCAGACCACCGCGACCTGGTCGTCCCAGACGATCACCGCCGAGGAGCTCGCCGCCATCGTCACCGTCCACGACAGCGTGCTGGACGACGCCGACTTCGACCTGTTCGACGAGGTCAAGCCGCAGCTCGCCGAGGCCATCGGCTCCGCGTTCGACGCCGCGGTCCTGTTCGGGACCAACGCGCCGACGTCGTTCCCGAACAGCGTCGTCGAGACCGCCGTCGCCGCCGGCTACGAGGTGGAGGACGGCGCCGGCGCCGACCTCGCCGCCGACGTCAACAGCGCCATGGCGCTCGTCGAGGCCGACGGTCTCGCCGTCAACGGCCACGCCGCCCGCCTCGCCGTGAAGTCCCGCCTGCGGGGCCTCCGCGACGAGAACGGCCAGCCGATCTTCGTGAGCTCGCTCGCGAACGACGGCGGCGCCGCCTCGCTGTACGGCGAGCCCATCGCCTTCTCGGCGAACGGCGCCTGGGACCCCGACGCCGCCACCCTCGTCACCGGCGACTGGTCGAAGCTGTGTGTCGGGCTCCGCCAGGACCTCACCTTCACGGTGTCCAAGGAGGCCACCGTGGGTGGCGTGTCGCTCTTCGAGACCGACCGCACCGCCCTCCGGGTGGTGTTCCGGGCCGGCTTCCAGATCGTCGCTCCCCCCACCCGGGAGAACGCGACGCCCTGCCCGTTCGCGATCGTCTCCGACCAGATCACCTGATCGGTGAGGGGGTGAGGCCCCCGGCCTGACCGCCGGCCCTCACCCCCACCGCGAACGTGTCGACGGCCGTCCTCGTCCCTGTCCTCGCCCGGCCGCATCGGGTCGCCCCGCTCGTCGAGGCGTTCACCGCTGCGACCCCCGAACCGCACCGGCTGGTGCTGATCGTGGACCCGGGCGACAGGGACGAGCTGGCCGCGATCCGGGACGCCGGCGTCGACCACATCGACACCGGCAACACCGGCGGGGTCACGTCGTACGCCCGCAAGGTCAACCTCGCCTGGCGGGCGCTTGCCGGCGACGGCCACGACTCGATCTTCCTCGCCGCTGACGACGTCGTCCCCCACCCCGGCTGGCTGACCGCCTGCCGGGCCCTCCTGCCGGCCGCCGCGGTGGTCGGCACCGACGACGGCGGGGTCAACCCCCGTGTCGCCGCCGGGACCCATTCGACGCACTCGCTCGTCGCCGCCGCCTACCTCGAGGCCCACACCGGCACCATCGACCGCAGCGGTGAGGTGCTCCACCCGTACGGCCACTGCTTCGTCGACGACGAACTCGTCGAAACCGCACAAGCCCGCGGCGTGTTCGCGTTCTGCCCTGACGCTGTCGTCGAGCACCGGCACCCGTTCGCCGGCACCGCCGACGACGACGCCACCTACCGGCGGGGCCGGCAACTCACCGCCGCCGACCGCCGCCTGTTCCACACCCGCCGCCGCCTGTGGCGCCGAGGCAACCACCGGATCGAATGGCCACCACCGTCGTCGTAGGCACCTACGGCGACCGCTCCTGGGCCGCCCGGGCCCGCCGTGCGGTCCGGTCCGCCGAAGGCCAGGCCGAGACCATCCACGTGCACGGCGCCACCCTCGCCGACGCCCGCAACACCGGAGCCTCCCGAGCGGCCGGTGACCGGCTGATCTTCCTCGACGCCGACGACCGCCTCGCACCCGGCTACATCGAAGCCGTCGAAACCGTCGACGCCGACCTGGTCCAGACCGCCATCTCCTACGCCGACGCCGACCCGGTCATGCTCGCCACTGACGACATGACCCGCCGCAACTATTTGCACGTCGGCACCGCTGTGAACAGTCGCCTGTTCGAAACCGTAGGCGGCTTTCACGAATGGGCTTGCTATGAGGACTGGGAGCTGTGGCTCCGCATCCTCGCCGCCGGCGCAACCGTCGGCCAGGCGCCCGCCGCCGTCTACCACGCCGACGGGGGCGGCCGCAACGACCTCCCCCGACCGATCCAGCTCGCCACCTGGCGGGCCATCCGACGACTCCACCAAGGGGCAGCGTGAGCGTCACTCTCATCGTCATCACCGACGGCCGGCCCACCCTGTGGCCGACCCTCACGTCGGCCGGCGAGAACCTCCGCGGCGACTTCACCCGCCGCATCCTCGTCAACGACAGCGGTGACGCCCGGACCTCCGCCCGCCTCCACCAGGAACTCGGCGGGATCTTCGAGATCATCGACGGGCCCCGCTCCGGGTTCGCCGGCGCGATCCGGAAGGCGTGGGCCCAGATCGACCCCGACGACGGCGGTTTCGTGTTCCACCTCGAGGACGACTTCGTGTTCGAGCGGCCCGTCGACGTCGACGCCATGACCGACGTCCTCGTCTCCGACCCGCGTCTCGTCCAGGTGGCGCTCAAGCGCCAGCCGGTCAACCACGTCGAGCGTGAAGCCGGCGGGATCGTCGAATGCTGGCCGGCCGAATGGGAGGACCACGATGCGCCGCACCCGCACCTGACCGCCAGCCTGTTCTTCACCACCAACCCGTCGGTCTACCGGGCCGACCTCACCCGTCGGGGCTGGCCCGACGTCGCCGGCTCCGAAGCCGAGTTCACCCGCCGCCTCCCCGCCGGGTGGCGGATGGCGTTCATGGGGTCCCGCTCCGACCCGCCGTGGGTCCGCCACATCGGCGACCAACGCCACCCGAACGGGACCGGCTACTGATGGCCCCCCAGGTGTGGGCGGTCACGATGGTCCGGAACGAACCGTGGGCGCATCTCACGGTTCGGCACCTGATCGGTGAAGGCGTCGACGGGGTCGTCGTCGTCGACCACCTGTCCGACGACGACACCGGTGCCCGATGCGCCGCCGAAGCGCTCCCCGGTGTCCCCGTCGAGGTGATCCGCTGGGACGACCCCGGCTACTACCAGGCCCGCATCATGACGCACGCCGCCGGCCGGGCCCGTGCCCTCGCCGGCACCCCCGACCTGTGGATCGTCCCGTTCGACGCTGACGAGCTCTGGTCCGCCCCCGGCGGGCTCGCCGACACGCTCCGCGCCTGCGACTCCCCCGCTGTCGACGCCCGCATCTTCAACCACTGGCAGACCGCCCTCGACGACCCGGGCGATCCGTGCCCGTTCACGGGGATGCCGTGGTGCGACCCGAACCCGCAGCCCCTCGGGAAGGTCGCTGTCCGCTGGCAGGACGGCCTCGAGATCCGCCAAGGGAACCACACCGCCGGCGACCGGCACGGCAACACGATCCCCGCCGTCGACCGCGGCGTCACGATCGACCACTTCCCCTACTGGGGCGGCGCTGACCGGTTCATCGCCAAGGCCGTCCAGGGCGCCGCGGCGTACGCCGCCACCGACCTCCCCGCCGACACCGGCGCCCACTGGCGGCAGTACGGCGCCGCGCTCGCGGAGCACGGCCCCGAAGCCCTCGCCGCCCACTGGCGGGCCCATTTCTTCTACGACGACCCGGCCGCCGCCGGGCTGGTCCGCCGATGGTGACCGTCGTCGTGCCCCGCTCGCCGGGGACCTGCGACCACCGTGACCGCAACTGGGAATGGCTCCGGGCCCGATGGGAGCACCACCATCCCGCCTGGCGGATCCTCGAAGCGCCCGACCCGACCGCCGGCTGGTCGAAAGGCCGGGCGGTCCACACCGCCGTCGCCGACCTCGACGGGACGCTGGTCGTCGCCGACGCCGACAGCTTCCCCGACCCGGCCGCTGTCCGCACCGCCGCCGTCCTGGCCGGACGGTACGGCTGGGCGGTCCCTTTCGACCAGGTGCGCCGCCTCACCGAGGAAGCAACCGCCGACCTTGTCGCCGGCCCGCCCGACGGCACCCCGCCCGACACCCGCGCCGCGCTCGCTCGCGGCACCTACCGACCCGGGCCCGGCGGGGGGATCGTCGCCGTCACCCGCGAAGCGTGGGACACCGTCGGCGGCATCGACCCCCGGTTCGAAGGGTGGGGCGGCGAAGACCTGTCCTTCGGGTGGGCGCTCGCCACGCTCGTCGGCCCGCTCGTCCGGGTCCCCGGCCCGCTGTGGCACCTGTGGCACCCCCCGATCCGCGACAAGCGCCCCCACTCAGCCGCCCTCGCCGACCGGTACCGCCTCGCTTTCGGCTCCCCCCGCCTGATCCGGGCCGCCCGGTTCGGCACCCCGCCCGGCGACCCGCCGCCCCGTCTCGCTGACCGGGCAGCGTTCCGGCTCCGCCGCCCCCTCAACGTCGCCGGCCGGTTCCTGCCCGCCGGCGTGTCCCGCACCCGTGACCCCGAGCTCGCCGCAGCGCTCCGGCTCACCGAAGACGTCCAGGAGCTCACCTGATGCCCACCGCGTTCGCCACCCCCGACGAGCTCGCTCTCTACACCGGGACGACGGTCGGCGCGGAGCGGGCCCAGTTCTTCCTCGACCTCGCCTCGGACGCGATCCGCGCCGCGGCCGGGCAGCGCCTCGACCTCGTCACCGACGACGAGGTGACCTTCCCCGGCCGGTGGGGCCGCGAGTTCGTCCTCCCCGAGCGTCCCGTTGTCGACGTCACCGCCGTCGCGATCGACGGCGCCGAGCTCGCAGCGACAGCGTGGGAGTTCGACGGCCGGGACACGCTCCGGCTGGTCGACGCGGCCGCCGCGTTCGACACCGACGGGCACGGCGGCCACTTCGGCGGCTCGTGCCCCGTCACGATCACCTACTCCCACGGCTGGGCCGACATCCCGCCGGCGCTCCGGGCTGTGTGCCTGGCGGTCGCCGCCCGGGCGCTCGCCACCCCCGACGGGGTCGTCCAGGAATCCGTCGGCGGCTACTCGGTCGCGTACTCGCGGGTCGCTGGGGTCGCCCTGACGCCCGCCGAGCTCGACGTCGTCGCCGCCTACCGGCCCGACCCGAACCGCTGACCATGGGCATCCTCAAGCTCCTCACCGCCGACGTCACGGTCACCCGCCGCACCGCCGACGGGACCGACGAGTACGGCAACCCCGAGCCGACCGAAACCGTCGAGGCAACCGTCGGTTACGCCGAGCAGTCCACTGCGTACGACGACCGGGCCGAGCGGTCCACCGAGGAATGGCGGGTGTTCCTCCCCGCCGGCACCGCCGTCGACGCCGGCGACCGGGTCGCCATCTACGAACTCGAGCTCGAACTCACCGGCCCCCCGCACCCCGTCCACAACCCCCGCATCGGCGCCGTCTCCCACGTCGAAGTGGCCGGCCGGCAGGTGACGTGATGGCCCGCTCCCGCATCCGCCTCGACCCGAACCTCGAAGCAGAGCTCGCCTCGATGCCCGGCCTCCGGGCAACCCTCGACAGGGCAGCCGACGCCGTCGCCGACCGGGCCCGCACGTCGGCCCGCATGTCCGGCGGGAAGGCGTTCGCCCGCACCGCCAAGAACACGACCCGCGCCCCCGACGGCGGCGCCCGCGTCCAGGTAGGCGCCGCCGGCCCGTTCGCCCACATCGAGGAATGGGGCTCGATCAACTCGCCGCCCCAGGCCACGCTCCGCAACGCGGTCCGGTCGACCGGCCTCACCCTCGACGAGGCAGCCAAGTGATCCCCGACATCGAACGCGAGCTCTCCGCCTACCTTCGGGCCGACCCGGCGGTCGCCGCCCTGGTCGACGACCGGGTCTACACGATCGTCCCCTCCGGGCCGGCGTTCCCGCTGGTGAGGCTCACCCGCATCGGCGGCGCTCCCGCCCGCCCGCACCTGCTCCACCACGACGTCGCCGAGATCCAGCTCGACTGCTACGCCGACCGCAAGGCCGAAGCGCAGACCCTCGCCGAGACCGTCCGGGAAGCCCTCGCTGTGATGCCCGGCGTCCGCGGCACCGCTGTCGTGACCGCCGTTCGTTTCGGCCGGTTGCAGTACCTCCCCGACGGGACGTTCGACCCGGCCAAGCCCCGGTACGTCGTCGACGTCACGATCCACCACCACCCCTAGTCAACCGCTGGGCGGACGCCCCGCCCGGCTCTCACCACAAGGAGGCCCCTCGTGGCCAACGACTCCGCCAACGTCGTCATCGGCGGCACCGGCACCATCTCCGTGGCGCCCGCCGGCTCCACCCTCCCCACGACCCTCGACGGCGCCCTCGACGCCGCGTTCACCGAGGTGGGCTACGTCACCGAGGACGGTGTCGAGTTCTCCGACAAGCGCGAGATCGACGGGGTCGCCGCCTGGCAGTCCGGCGGCCGCCGGGTCCGCTCGTGGGTCAAGGCCCGCGAGTCGAAGCTCGCGACCGAGCTGATGGAGTGGACCGGCGACAACCTGGTCCTCGCCTTCGGCGGCGGGACCGTCACGCACGCCGGCGGTGACTTCAAGTTCACCCCGCCGACCGAGGACGACGCCCTCGCCGAGTACGCCATCGTCGTCGACGTCGTCGACGGCGCCGAGTCCTACCGGATCGTGGTCGCGAACGCGGTCGTCGAGAACGAGGTGAAGTCGAAGTTCTCGGGCGACGGCGCCGCGACGCTCCCGATCGAGTTCACCGTCCAGGACGACGGCACGAACGACCCGTGGGTCGTCTACTCGGACAACGCCGCCTGGGCGACCTGATCCGCCGGGCGCCCGCCGGCTATTAGGCTGAATGGCCTCGAGCCGGTGGGCCCCGGACAGGCCGCTCCGTGAGCGGCGCCCCCGTCGGGGACACCCCCAGGGGGGTACCCCCCGGGGTACATCGCGGAATGTGCCTCTGACCAGGGGAAACGCCGCGATCCCCTGAGAGCCCCTCAGGGGCCCCCAGGGGCCCGCGACCCCCCTCCCCGCATGTTCGTCGCGGGTCGATTTCTCTGAAATGGGAGATCGGCTCCTGTGCGGAGGTTTCCCGGGATCGCGTTTCCCCTGGTCAGGACATCATTTTTCGGGCCCGAACCCATTGCGAACCCGCTGTGCTGGCGGTTTCGCAGCCAAATCGGGCAGAAAGTCGGTACCCCCTGGGGTACCCGAAGCCGCCGGGTCGCATAGACCCAAACCGCCCGGCCGGGGGGGTATCCGATAGAGGGCGCCTAGCGCCCACCATATCGGCTAAATCCCGCCTCGCTATACAGGCCAAACATCACCGACCAACGATCCACATACGCACAAAAGGGGCAACATCATGGATCCTGTCGTCATCGACCTCGACGCCGCCGCAGCGGCCCGCCGCGAGACCATCGGCGAGGGCCCGGTCGTCATCTGGAAGGGTGACGAGCTCCGGTTCCCGGCCGAGCTCCCCGCCGAAGCGGCACTCCGGCTCGAAGCCGGCGAGCTCGCCGCCGGCATCAAGGAACTCCTCGGCGAATCCGCCGAGCGGTTCTTCGCCGGCAAGCCTTCCCTCGATGACCTCGAGGCGCTCGTCGAGGGGCTGGCCAACGCCTACGGTGTCGCCCCAAAAGCATCGCCCGGCTCGGCTGGCTGATCCGTCACCGGTGGGGTCCGCTCGAAGCGGACTTCGCCCGCCACTACCGGGCCGACCTCCGGGCCCTGTGCTGGGGCCCTGACCGGGCCGGTGTCCGCCGGCTCCTCGCCCTGATCGACGGGCTCCCACCCGACGCCGCCGTGCACCGCGCCGGCGCCGACCCCGACGGTCACCTCGCCGCGCTCCCCGAGCACTGGCCCGCGTTCGCCCTCGAGCTGATCGACGCCCGCCTCCG